TACCTGAGGTTATAGTATAACGGCTTAGCAACCGATCCTCGGTGTAGGTGTACTGAGCGGTAGGTAGCACAAGCACGTTTAACGGCTCATACAGCGACGCTGAGAGGTTCGCAGTGCTTGTTAGTACCCTAGGGACCAAGTGCCTTATCATCGTCTCAGATGCAGTTATCCCGGATTGAGCGGAAAGGACAACATCTGCAAAGATAAGGTTGCTAGAAGTTGCTGTCATGTTAGAAGCACCAGCCACAAGAGCCGCCGCTGCGTTAGATACATTCGGCACAACCACCATGTTTACTTCAGCAGACAAGGTAGAAGCAAACTGATTTCCAATGGTGATTGTGGCCGTCATCCCAGAAGCAACTGACAAAGCAGACGTTGCTAAGGTAGTAACATTAGCCGCACTCGTCATGTTCGATGCAGCACTGAAGTCCGCTACACCGTCAAAAAACTGGGGAAAACCCAGCCTAAATACAACGCCCTTGGTTACGTCTTGCATTAGGACAGCGTAATGTCAATTGCACCTGAAGCAAACTGCACCGTGTCGCCAGCAGTCACCGAACGGGAAGCAGACAAAGGCCCGTAAAGTAAGCGCTTTGGCGTACTAGCAGAATCATAAATCTCGATACCCACAACCGTGCAAGCAGGCATCCCAGTAAACGAAAGAGCACCATTGTTTTCAATAGCACCAGAAGAAGCAGAAGTAAAAGCAATAGTTTGAGCAGCATACGAACCACCAGTAACTTGAGTACCAGCACTGGCATCATTGCCATTGGCTGTCATCAGTCGAAGTTTAGTAGCGCCAGTAATACTATAAGTAGAGGTACCAACGAGTGCATTAAGAAGAGCATTCTCAATAACGTCGGGGAGATTATCAGCCATAGCAAGATCCTTAAAATAGTTTCAAAAGATTGGAAGGGGGACACCCCGAAAGGTGCCCCCCGAACATCACTTACGCAATGCTTGAAGAAGTTTCAATCCGGTACAAGGAATCTTGACGGTAGATAGCCCAGCCTTGCAGGCTGTACCAACCGAGAGGACGTGCTCGCATCAGTTTGTCAACAATCGGACCCTGCACGATACCCGGCTCAACGGCAGTTGCCTCAGCAAGAGCCTGCGCGCCAGCAATAATCGTACGGTAAGCCTTAATGCTGCTAGCACCATCGGTAGCGACATACGCGCGTGGGGTTTCCACAACGTACGCTCCACCATAAACACCAGTCGTAGCGTTAAGAACGTTACCAACATTGGGATCGGTGTACTTGCGAATGTCCTCAAAGGACAATGCGCCTGTCTCCGCACGAAGGTCAAATGCAACCTCTGGGTGCATGTATGCTGCGTACAGCATTCCTTCACGAGGAACAGAGTTACCTGCCCGCATCTTTGAAACAGACTTACGAATCAAAGCGCCAGTAATAACGTCAGCCGGGGCCAAGTTCCCTGTTGCAGTAGCGTCTCCACCGAAGAACTTGTTAGTTCCACCGATAAGAGTAGCAACAACAACCCGATCAATTGAGTCAGCCATGTTGTATGCAACAAGGTTAGCAATTGCTGGGTCAACGTCTGAGAAAGCAAACTCTCCCAATTTCTTTGTTTCCAGAACAACGTTTCCGTACTCGTTAAGAGTAACCGTTACGTTGGTTGTGTTGCTTACAGCAACAGCATCTGGGTCCGCCGCCTCAGTGAGGGTTCCGGTCGAAGCAGCAAGATCCTGATACAACGAAAATACTACCGTTGAACCGGGCATTGCCTGTTGTACTGGGCGCTTGTCCGCAAGGTTGCGGAACAAAGGCTGTGAACGTAGAGCAAACTCTACATAGCGATCATAGGCCGCCTTGACCAAGTTGGACATAGCGGATGTACCTGTATAAGCGTTAGCCATTGTGCGATTTCACCTCCAAAGTGAATATGTTTAATTGAATGTTTTGTGAATCAAACAACCTGCGGTCCATGCGCGTTGCCGAACAAGACCTTGTTCAGTTCCTCAGGTGACGACGCTGCCCGGATGCGAGCATCCAGTTGGTCGTAGTCTCCGTCGAATGTTTGTCCAGATGACTGCGTGTCAGAGATTCTCTGTAACGCTTCCATATCTGCGGCATCAACCGCTGGTTCCTGACTTTGGCTAGAAGGAGCAGTCGAACCAAAAAGGTCCGCGTATTCTGCAACCCAACTCTCCACATCCTCAGGGGATGTTACATCAGAAGGAATCAATTTGATAATTTTATCAGGTAGACCCTTCGATGAAATAATATCTTTGACCGTCCGATCACGAGACATGTTGTGCATTTCATCTAACTTGCTAGACATTTCCTTGTTACGCTTCTCACTCGCGCGAAGAGCCTTACGTAACTCTTTCATGCCCGTGCTGTCATTTGCCGTATCTGTATCGTCGTCGTCCCAATCATATTCAGACATTATTACTCCCTTACTATTCATTGATAGGTTAATCGCCACCCACTTTAGATCCTAGGGGAAGGAAAGAAAGGCTGTGACTATCGGACTTCATACACCAACGGGGCCGATAGATCCGTCTAGTGGTGGGCATGCCCAGAATCGAACTGGGGTTGAAGAAATAACACAGGAACTTTCACCGCGAATTACGTTTCTTTCTCACCTTGTCATGCCCTTATTCAGTTGTTAGATCTTTCTAAAGTCAGACAAAGACTTAGAGTCAAAAGCGGTAGTTCCACTAAAACGAGCACGTTCACGAGACTGCAAGCCCTTCACTTTCTTTTTTGCCGTAGCGTCCGCATCCATCGAAGAAAGCAACGCTTCACTGTCCGAAAGTTCTATGCGGTCAATGTTTGCAAGACGTGAAGTAGCATCCCTAACCTCCACACCCTTAACAAGATCCCTATTTAGCGCGTTCATGTTTATGTCTTGATTGTTTGCAAGACCACTAACAGATTCGGCAGCAGCAACATCAAGATCAAGACCTGCTATTTCTCCAAAGCCACCAACAATAGCAGCATTAGCAAGAGTGTTAATTTTGTTTTGACTACGTATAGGATCAAGAGTGTACTCAACCAAAGACGTAGCATCAATATTATAGAATCGTTGCAAAGAATCACGAACCTCTTGAGGAGTATCAGCAACAACGCGTTGAGCATCCCCAATGCGGCCCCTTACTTCTTCGACAGATACGCTATAATCACCAACAAGTTCAGCAATAGAATCGTATTCGCTTTGGCTGCCATCAGCACCAAGATAATCCCTAAGACCGGCTTCGTTAAAAACCCTGCGATAATCAGTCTCAAGGTTTAAATACTCTGCCTCGTTACGCACGTCCGTGTTCCCACGACCCTGCAAAGCAACTAAGCCCTTAAAGCGAGTCTTATATTCGCTAGTTTGACGTACCTTTTCAGCCAAGTAATCTTGGTTAGTTGAATCTTGAACCATCGTCTCTATCTGCCCAGCCAAAGAACCCATGTTGTATTGAGTTAGTAGTGTTCTAAGAAACGCTTTAGCGGAACGCTGTTCTGAAAGTTTTTTTGCTGCTGCGGCCTTCTTGTCTTGTTCGGCCCTGTTGGCAAAATATACTTCTTCAGGAGTGGGGCCAGCAGGAGTGGAGGGGGGAGGATTGTCAACTACTGGAGGACCCGGAATTGGTTCATATTTGCGAATAGGATCTGGTGCTGTTTGATTGGGAAATGGGTTAAAGTTTTCAGGAACAATGTTGTTGTAATAGTTGTTTAACTGCTCTTGTGTTAATGCCACTCAAATCACCTCAACCCAAACATCTGAAGAATATTCATACCGGCACTCGTGTACTCATCCAAAGCATTATCAGTTGCATCCCAACGCTCATCCTTGCGAATCATTTTCTTAAACTCATACATGGGAACAACACCCGGCTTCCCATCAGCACCAACACCCTGCAAACCCTTTTGCAACAACGTGTCATTTAAGTCAAGTGACTCAGAATCAACCTCTAAAAGATTAGCCATCTGTTGCTTGTAAGGTGAAGCAATGTCTGAAGGATCTTGACCAGCCTGAATTTGTTCCGCCCAAGCAGGATACGTACCAACCATGTACTGATTCCTTAACTGCTGCTTAACATCATCCTCAGTCAAATCACCAGCAGCAACTTGTTGAACATACTTATTAACAGCATCATCGCTAAGACCCAGACCATTTGTTCTAGACCAGTCGGCAATCGTAGATTGAAACTTACCCGCAGCGCCACCAAACACACCGTTTTGGGCATTAACATACTCAGCAAAAGCATTAATCTTTTCAGATTCGTTCCAACCAAAACGACGAGAGTTAACAGCAAACTCACGCATTTCAATCTCTGACATAACCGCGCCTCGTGCTACCGCCTGATCGCGTATTGTTGCTACATCAGAATCAATGCTTTCTTTCCAAAGAATAGGGTTTTGTGTTTCAAACTCCATGTCTTTGATAGCAACACCTTGGTATTTTTGGAACCAAGGCTGACCAATCATTTTAATAGCAGCAGCATCTTCGCTAAAGCCAACAGGATTTTTTATATAATCTTGTGTTATTTCATTAAAAAATTGAAAAAACGCTTGAGCGTCAGGATCTTCAGAGTTTTCTAAAGTGTTAAGTAAAGCATAAGCAATGTTAAAATCAGAAGAAACCTTAATAGAAGCGCCCTGTTTAAACTCTTGGCGTTCTTTCTTAGACACCTTATCATTCTTGTTAGTGTCCATCAACTTTTCTTTAGCGGTCAAATCATCTGCCATCAGATCTCATTTCCAAGGCTTTAGCAAAAACGCCCATCATTTTAGTAGCCTTACCATAGTCTTCGGCCTCTGGCCCCTTCATCAAAGAATCACGTATAATATTTTTGCGACCATCAGCACTTAACCCACCCTGAGTAACATTGTATCCTGTTGACGGAGTACTAATACTAGGTTGTGCAACTTCTTGCTTACGAATTTTTTTAAGAACTTCTTGAAACTCGTCGTCTTCAATTCCACGACCAAGCACAGCAGAAGCCACAGCGTTAGCCGTTTCCCTCAGGTCGGATTCGTTAGCAAGAGTAACTGAAGAAGTAGGGCCAGTGTATCTCTTTTTCTTCCCTCCGTCTTTTTCAAGTTTTTCAGAGTAGTCGCTATAAATTGCTTGTATGCTTTCAAAGGGACTTACTTTTTGTCCTTTTTTTGATGCGTTGTAAGAGTTTGCTACGGCTCTTGTCCAAAGTCCCTTCCCGGTACTAGAAGAAGTTCCCATTTCCTCAGCCATCTCGTCAAGGCTTTTTTTAAGTGCTGAAGTTAAATACCCTGTAGGATCATCCCACTCCGATATGGCTTGTGACTGTGACAGGTCATTGAAAATAAGGTTAGCCATTGGGTTATTAAGGTTGTATATAGGTTGAGCACCGCGATCTGCAGATTTTTTAGGAGCACCCTCATGCCTTCGACTATAGTCAGGAAACCAAACACTAGCAGGTCCAAGATCATCATCGCCAAGACCACTAGGACTATCCTCGTCTGGTATGTAATTAAATGTATCATCTTCGTCATCTGGGTGAATTTCTCCGTGTGGCATTACTCTGTCTCCAATTCTGCGTTGTCAACCGTATACTCGTCAACAAAATACCGCTCCCAAATAGCGTCAAACTCAACATCAGAAGAATACTTGTCTTTAACAAAAGTAAGATACCTTATTATAAGATCATCTTTTTTGCTATCGTCTTTATCGTCTTCAATATTTTTAATTGTTTTCTGCATATGTTTACGAGATTTTATAAAATTGTTAAGATTAATCCAAGTGGGATCATCCTTAACGGTATCCATAAACGGCTTGTGCTTAAGAATATTGTCTAAATACAAAGCAGCCCTATCTGCATTTTTAGTTACCGCAAATGATGTTTGGCTTGCGGCAAACGGCTCGTTAGAATCTTTTAACTTCTGTAACCAATCATTGTATTGTGTTGTTACGTCTAGTATTTCGCTGCGGTACTTTTCTTTTTTCACTACGTTAGTAATAGCAGCGTCCCTAAGAGTCCTTAAGCGCACCAACTCTGCATCAAGAATGGCTTTACTTTTTTTCTTTAAGTCCCAGCCTTCTTCAACCTTGTACCTATTATTAAAAACCGAAGGAGTCATTGTTTCAGAAATTAATTTAGTGTCACCCGGAAGCGGATCAGTTTTAAAAGCATTAAAAACGCTTTGAGAAAAATCTCCAGCGTCCGTACCTGTAGCAAACAAACTAACCATGAATGGATCGTCAGGATCTATATTTACTAACTTTTCGGTTAAATCAGGAAACTCTTTCCACAAACGGTTGTAGGCATCCTGAGTGCTGGGAACATAGACACGATACTTCTTTACAGATTTTGTGTACCATTCCGCCCATTCACCGTACTTAGAAATAAAAGCAACCGCAGCATTTTCTCTACCTTCGTCAGTATCAGGGAATCTTTCCCTAGTTCGACGCAACTCGTCCCGCATAAACTGACCCGGAACTTTTGTTACATTTGGAATTTCGGTAGAAAAAGAATCTGCAAACTTAACACCAAGCCTTAAAATAAAATAATTCCTTGTGTCTGTTTGTGCTTTATCATAATCTGGTATTAAGTCAATGTCAGAACCATTTTTTTCCCACTCAGCCATATTGTGAGCGTGAAGATTGACTGATGCTTTAAGAAACGCCTCATCATCAAACTGCCTAATAGCGGACAACGCCGATTTTTGGTAACTTGAAAGAATGTTTTTTGCTGGATTTGCTTGAACGCCGTAAGGAAAAGTAAGTTCGTAAAATTCAGGACCCATGAGTTCCTGCAAGAACTCTTCAGTAGCAGGATTAGCCGCATAAGCGGTACTAACCGCAATGGCTGCGCCGTAAGAAAGGCTAGGGGCACCCACTGCAATAGAGTCCATAAAATAAAGAGGCACCCTTGCGCCATCGGGATTGTTTTTGCTACTTGTTCCCGGTATAACAAGATACTTAGCGTCGCTAATATTTTTAACTTCGTTGCCTTCTTCATCCACGCCAAATGTAGCCAAAGCGGAACCATAGATGTTACCAGTTTGAATCAATCTTTCTGGTTCTTTAGCAGCAAACCTTCCGTAACGATACACTGAATTAAACATGGCACCGGGGAAACCAGTCAAAAAACGAGCCATGTAAATAGCATTGTTGTAACGACGAATAGTATAAAAAGTTTTTTCCAACTCGTCCAAAGCCATACGATGAGCGGCTTGGCGCATAGGTTCTACCGCACTTAGCGGAATTGAAACGCCATCAATCTCACGAACGTCAACCATACGTTGAAGTTGAGTTTTAAATTCCATTTGATAAAAAGGCCAACGAGCAAGACGATCCTCAGGGGTAGTAGCAATGCCCTGCCAGAACCGATCTGCTCCTTTGTTTATCATTCGGCCTATGTTTTTCATTGTACCTACGTTGGCTTCTAACTCACTGCTAAGAATCCTGCCAAGATCATCACGACCACCCATCGCTGCCTGCAAATCACCAGCACCCAACTCGCCAGCAGCAGCACGTTTACGCACGTTTTCATCAGGAATGTATTGCTTAACTAACCTAATTACTTTTTGAGCCTCGTTGCCAAAATCTGAAATTACATTAGTATTGTTTATGTAGTTAGTGTTAGTTAAGGTGTAGTTTTTATTCATGTCTTTTTGATAAATTCTACCCTCACGGCTATTAAGCCAGACCATTAAATCCGTGTCTGAATCACCCTCAAGAATTTTTTGGATAAACCTGTCTCCACGAAAATGCGCTTTAATAACATAAGCCAACTCTTCCCAGTAACCCGGTTCATTTGGAGCCAAACTTTTTACTTTTCCAGTTCGGGTCATGTGATGGTCAAGAGCAGAGATTGCGGCGGAAGGGTCCCAAGTTGTTTGACTGGTTCGAGCAGCAGACGCTTCAGCACGGTAACCTGCACCCATGTTGTAGCCTTCGTTGTTAAAAGCACCCGGTTGCCTAGTCTTAACACCACCAATCATTATCGTCATGTAACCGTCCCCGGAACCTTCCCAACTAAGTTTTGACGAAACTTCTTCAATCTTCTTCTTTCGCTCACCTATTTTTGGACTTAGGGCTTCAATTCGTTTTTGAATATTTTCCAGCATCGCTGTTTTTTCTTCAAGAATCTGGCTCACTGGCCTTAGTCCGGGGCTTAGATTTATTTGGCGAATTTCTTCCATTGTTTCTTCTAAACGATTAACCATTGTTTCTATTTCTTTTCGAGCCTCAGGATCAAGATTCTTACTGTTTCTTATCCGCTCAATGGTTTTATTGTTTGCGGAAATTCTTGCCTTATTTCCCGAAGTTAAAGTAGGAATAATTTCATCGGCAGTAAAAGCATCAGGAAGTTTTTGCGTAGCAGCAAGTCTTTCTTTTTCGGCTAAAGCCCTTTCAAGGTTTTTTTTCTGTCGTTCATTTGCTGTAGCCCGACCGGGGCTAGGAGGACGAGATCCTACTCCTTGAGCACCGGATTCCGCCACACCAATCTCATTTAATCTTTCTTCAGCAAGAAAAACTCTTTCTTCCTCAACGTGAACAAGTTCGTTCTTAAGATTCTCTATCTCTAAATCTGTTTGAATCCGGGGACTACCCAGAACTACAGCCTGTTCTTGAAGAACACCATTAGTGTCGCTTGCAAGATCATCAGCGTAACTTTGATCCTCGCCAAGTATGGCCCTGTATTCCCTTGTTCGCCGGTTTATTTCCTTGACATTTACCACGTCAGGTACCTGCCTCCACGCAGGAGTAATGCCATCCATAACCTGCTCAACGGCTTCTAGTTCCCTTGCCGATCTAGAAAGTTGCCCAGCAATATCTTCTAACTGGCTTTGCTTTAAACCCGGAGAAGTAAGATCCCTTGTAGTCGCTGCAAAATCATTAGTCGCAAGGTCAATAGCAGATTTTATTTTTGCTCTTTCTTCAAGCAAAACTTCCATGTCTTTATTAAGTTGCTTGTTGGTTTTGCTTCCTCCGGGAAAAACCTGCTTAATTTTGTTCATGACATCTGCGCGATACGCAAAATGAAGAGCCTGATTTTTTCTGTTTCTTACAAACTTGCCAGCAGTGCTAGAAATTCCTTCGTCAGCAAGTATGACCCCATGCGCTAGCATTGAGGCTTGGAGTGGTTCCCACACCGCGTTCTTTGGAGTGTATCCTATACGAAACAAAACGTCTGTGCGAAATATTTTCATTCCAAGGTCAAAGATGGTGGTGCCAATGTCAGCACCTTGTTCTCCGTATTTGCGGAACGAGCCTCTGCTCATTTGAACAGCCCTGCGGACCTCGCCCATGTTTACTGTTGTAAAACTATTCATAAACTGGCGCAAAGAAACTGGATCTAGCAATTCCCTGCCACTTATTTCATCAAAAATGTATCCGCCATTACGGGTCATGTTCTCAACAATTGTGTCTGTTGATTGCTGAAACGCTTTTACTATTTGTTGAACCTGTTCAGCCGAAACGTCAAGGCCCCTAGCCATGACTTCGATGGTTTCATTTTCCATCTCTCGCCAAACGGTTTCAAGTTCTACATCATCAGTAACGGCTTCAATTTTTGCATACATCCCTTTTCGCCACTCGCTGGCGGGTACTTCAACTACGTCAAGATTCCCGTCAAGGACCTTAACCACTCTTGTTCCGCGAAACTCTGGCACAGAGTTCATCATTGATTCAAACTCAACAGCCAACTCGTTTGGTCTAACACCAGAACGGCTAACCAATCCAAGAGGCTTACGACCACCAACCCACTGCATAAAAGAAGTGACAGGTTTTCCTAAACCACTTTCGCTAACAACTTTTATCCATTGAGGTGCGTCAGAGTAATCCGCATACTGAAAAGCGTACTGCCCTTTCCGGCCACCCTTGCGAATTTTTTCTACAGTAAATCTACGAGAAGGCATAAACTCTGAAGATCCGCGCATGTTGCCGCTAGGATCGCGAAATATTCTCATTACCTTTTCAAAGTAATCTGCGTTTTCGCTTTTACGCAACTGGTTATCAAACATTTGATTCACCTTAGCCAAGGCTGCACCAGTAGGTGCGTAACGGTTTCCCGCAATTGCGTTGGCTTGAATCTGGCTATTCATGTCTCCAAGAACCCATAGAGCCGGATCTGCGGCTTCCTCAAGTTCCTTAAACGCTAATTCGTCACCGCGCGAAACAAGAATAAGATTGTTGACAGTGTTTGGATCATCTGTTCGTGCAAGCAGGTCAGCGAAGGCTGCCTTGTCTAAAGAATGAGAGTTTGCAACAATAGGATTTAAGCGAAGGGCTTCTGGTCTTGTTTCTTCGGCAATGTCAAAAACCATTTCACCGTATGTTGTTCTAGAACCAGATTCAATTAAGTCTTGATCCCGCAAATCCCTTGATAACCCTACCGGCGTTTCTTCCGATTGCATCCTGAATCTAGAATGAGAGTTGTAGTCTTCGCGGAGCACTGCTAAATCCCTACTGCTTTTTACAGTAGTCCCTCCTGTGGTTCTTGATATAACTTTAAGCCTACCAATTTTAGCAATCGGCGGACCTACAAGGTTCAAGGTTCCGTCTATGCCTCCAGACATTAAATTAAAAACAGGGTTTGAAGAAAGATCCGAAAGATCGTAGTTGCTCCACGGATCATATTCTTCAACGTTTGAAATAAGACTTACAACTTCATCTGGTATGGCTGCCTGCCCAAAAGAAACATCTTCGCTTCTATTCCACGCCTTTCTTAAAGTGTCCCACTCCATGTCTTGATTTCTGTATTTCCTATCTACCAAAGCAGCAGTAGACGCTGGACGAGCAACGCCGTAAGTCCAAACCTTGTCGGCAATAGTTAGACCAGCCATTACGGGTGAAGCAATAACCCCAGTTCCAGATCCAAGAAGAGAATTTTTTGCAGCCTTTTCGTCATAGTCTTTTATTTTGGCTTCGTTCCATGCTCCTCCGCGAGCAACAACATCCATTCCCTTCACACCAGAACTAAGGTTTGAACCTAAATTACCGGAACCAAAAGCAACACCAATTGCGTCTTTAAGAAGCCCCGCCCCTTTAAGAATAGGGCCGCCTAAGGTTTGCCCCTTGACCTCTTCTGTCAATTCCGATGCTGACTCTTCTCGCGCTTTCCACCAAGTATCAAACCAAGACTTGTTTTGTGAAGACTCTGGATCGTCGGGGATGCGATCTCCGGGTCCAGCCATTAGTTCGCCTCCGATATGTTAGTTAAAGAATCAAGGAAAGAGTTAAGATCTTTTTTAGATTTCCAGTTTGAACTTGCTATTCCCCACGCAAGGGGCAGGCTGTCGTAACCTAACTGGGTGGCAGCATCATTAAAGTAATCAAGAAAAGAATCCTGCTTCCACTCGGGAGGGTTTTTTGCCATTAGGCGTTTCTCAAATAGTTAACAAGAGACTTAAAAGTTGATGGAGCGCCAACAAAAGATGAGGCCTCTATTAAATCTGGAAGGTATTGTTTCATATTTTCAAGATCATCTGAAGACGTTTCGCTATAAACAGGTGCGGCAGGTGCCCCGCCAGCACCCGGACCAAAGTTTGCACCCGCAGTGACAGGCTCGTCGGGGCGTTGAGTTTCGCTAAACAACGGGTTGCCTCCACCCATTGCACCCATGGGATTTCCTTGAGGGGCTTGTGCGGCACCTCTAGATCTTGGGGAAGCGGCCATGCTTGCGCCTTCTTGTATTTGCATAAAGTCTTTGTTCTCTCCGTAGCCCATGCCAGTCATCTGCGCGTTCACCTGTGCAGGTCCGCCGTCAGTTCTGCGACTGAGTTTACCGGGACCACTAACGGGTGCCGGGTTTTTTGGTGTGCGTTTCCCTCCGTGCTGTTCAGCCATTACCTTCTCCGAACTCTTGCTCCATAAGAAAAATTACATTAGGGTCAATGAGTTCCTTGGAAGGGGTGTTACCCGGCTCTTCCTCTTCCTCATCCTCTTCAGTTTCACCTTGCTCAATCTCGTCTTGCATGAACCCGTACTGAACCAGCGTAGATATACTTTCATCAAGTAGGGTCTTCATGCGTCCTGTCATGTCGTCAGCAACGTCAGGTGACCAAGCGACACCATCAACTACGATAGCCAGAGAGAGATCAAGGAAGTTAACGTGGATGCCGATATCGTTTCGTGTCATTGCTGCAACTCCCTTGATCGTATTCTCTAGTTGTGTTATTACTTAGTTCCAGTTCCTGAACCCTTGGTTCCTTTGCCTCCGGGAGCGCCGTACTTAATCTTGTCCCAGTCGTTGCTCTTTGAACCGGGCATGCCCTGTATCGGTTGCGATACGTGAGGCTTCCCATGTGTTCCTTTATTAGGTTGTGGCATTACCACTCCTTACCATTTGGTTTTATCCGCCCAATAAGCGGCTGACATCTTACCTTTAGATATGTTCTTTGCGTGACGGGCCTTAAAAGAAGCCTGCCTTGCCGTGGGTTTCTTATCCCCAGTCACACCCTGCTGACCGAAGCGGATAGTTTTAATCTTGTCCCCTTCTTTAGCAACAACAACATGTGACTTCTTTGGGTGACTAGGAGTTTTCTTTGGCTTATTAAAACCAGAAACTCCAGCACGTTCAAGGCGAGGATCTTTCTTAGAAGGCATTACTTCTTCTTTCTCTTTACCGCTGCGTTGTCTACAAGATTAGGGTACGGGCGGCCAGCGGCCTTAGCCCGTTTCTTTGCAGCAGCCTTCTGAGCACCAGTCAAAGGTGTAGACTTTTTCTTTGGGTTTGGCTTGTCCCAGAAAGCCTTGCTTCCCGGCATGTTCAAACACCCGTGTTTAAGCCAAATTGTTTTTTAATTTTATCTGCCATGGCTTTTTCTTTAGCCTTCTGCTTTGCCTTGTCAACAGGTTTAGCGGCTTTTTCTTTGCCAGCGTTATCCATCTTCTTAATCTTGGCTTTACGGTCCGCTTCTTTCTTTGCGTTGGCGCGAGCCTGAGGGGTGCTGGAAGAAAAAGGGCCTTTATTTTTTTTCTTGTCGTCTTTCTTTTTGCCCTTGTCTTTGTTCTTTTTTGCTGGGGTAGCCATTACTTCCGCCATTCGTTAGCGTTATCCGCCGTAGTGGTTTTGATGTTTGGCATCACTGTTGAATCTTCAGGGTGATTACCGTCCCCACCCATTTTGCCTGTTGGGTCCATCCAACATCCGCAAGACATGCACATAATAACTCCTTATTAGATTGCTTGCTTGCGCTGAACAGCAGCCTGCAAGTTTGGTTTACCTTTGCTTCCCATCGAAGCCATTAAACTCATAAGGTCAGGGCGGCCACCTTCAGGCATGCCTTGCTGACCGGGTGCTACGTCTCTCATGCGACCTGACTCTCGTAGGCCACCGGGAAGCCCATCCCCACCGGACTGCATCATATCGTCAGGGGAGCCTGTTAACATATCGGCTTCCATGCCTGCTTCTTCTGCTAGTTCCGGCGGGGCGGGTTCTGGTTCTGGCGGCATAAACGCCTGCTCAATTGCTTTTTCGATTGGCGTACCTTTCTGCCTAGCCGTAATGACAATACTTAATTGCTTAAGTACTTGGGAGACATCTTGCCCTTGCGCGGCTAAAGCGGGTATGCTTTGCGCCAAGCCAGATACGGCTTGAAGCATAGAGTCACGCAAGTTTTCTGTGTCTACCTTCATTGATTCCTCGCTAGCGTCAAGTGCGAAAGGCATTTGACGACGAAGGAAGTCACGGGAGATCAGTTGATCGCCACGGGCTTGCAGCCCAAAAACAAGAGCGCGGTTAGGATCAAGTCCTGCCAGCAAGCCGTACTGGACATCTACGGAATAGTCGCCCTTAATATCGCGGTCCGGTCGGTACTTTATTTCGTATGGAGCACCATCAGTATTACCGCGAAGAATTTTGGTTTCAGGTCCGAACAGTCTCTCGTCAACCATGAACGCTTTACCAACAAGGTTCTCAAGAGCCTTAGCGAACATTGCTTGACCTGTACGGATCTGCGTGTCGAAGCCAGACATTAGGGCTTGTACACCCTTGCCTGTGATTACAGAAGCATCAGAGTTTCCACCGCGTACCTCAGGGTAACGTGACCCTTGGCGTAGTTCCTGATCTAATACGCCTTGTTGCGCGAATGCGCTTGAAGGAACCTCAATAGGTACACGGCGAACCTTCTCGCCACTGGCTGTGCGGATGACCGCATCGGAGCCTAGGGCTAATTCTTGTGCGTCAGGAGGAAGAACAATAGGAGCCTGAACACTCTTCTGTGCGGCTTCAAGGCTGAGCAGGGCGAAACGTGCCTTAGCGACCTGTACCGCAAGAACATCATCGAACTGTCCATGAGTCTCAGTGTCAACACCGGGCCTGCGAACAAACTCTAGGAGGCACTCACCGATAGGGTTCTTAATCTTCTCAAGAACAATCCCGTCACGGGTTGGGCAAAAGATAACATCTACCTTAGAGTCATGGTAGCGCACAACCTCAATCATTTCAAGTCCGGTGGACTGCTGCTTAATAACCTCTTCAACGTGAGGATACATGGCTACCAGTTCATCACGGTTCTTATAGAACGAGAAATACCCTGCCTTGGTGTTACCCCAACGGTCAAATACTGGGTATGCGCCTATGCTGTCCATGAATGTGATGCGTGGCATCTGCTGTTCCATGTCAATTTCGATCATGGCAGGCACGAAACCGTACGTGAAGTAGCGATCTGTGGCTGTGTACATCTGTGTCTGTACGTTGCTGAAGTTAATGTAGCCGTTAACGATACGTGTGCGCTTCTCAGCGAACTCACGGGCAGTGTCAGATACCATACGTGCGCTTGTGCAGTTGAATGAGGGCATGGGTGCTAGCGTTTCTGCTAGATCCCGCGCCGCAACGTCCACCATGTTGGCAACAATGCCCTTGTCAAATGGTCCTTCAGGGAACAAGTCCGGGTATACGTCCCGCATACGGCCCTGTCGCACAGCAAGAACGTCCTGCATGCGCCCATCACGGGCAGCGAACTGGGCTTTGATGCGGTTATAGTGAGCACGTATCTCACGAAGTTGAGGTGACCCGCTTCCGGGGGTCGCTGCGCCGTACTGTTCCATGTGAATCCTTAAGTAGTTGTGAGGGTTAAACGCCCATCGGCTTGAATAAGCCTTGAATCTCTGAATCTACAAGACTCACGGTCACCTGAGTGCTTTTATCCCAAGGTGTTGCGAAACTGTTCTTGACATGGGACCTAACGAAGTTAGAGTTAGCAATAACCCTATCCCGGCAGGCTAACTCCGCAAACCACAGCGCCATGCAAATATCTGTCTTCTGAGACTTAGGTGCCGAAGGTGCCCACGTAACCAGTTGCTCAATCATTGCTTTGACGGCCTCAGAGCCATGCGTAGAGGGCAACTCAATTAGTTGATGCTTGTCTTCCCATCCCGAAAACAAGGTTGTCATGGACGCTACACCAAAGTCTGCGTCATGCTTGTTTGATCCAGTGAAGTGAGGTCGGATCACGGAACCTCGTGCTGCACAAAAATCGTTCAACTCCTTGTCATGGACGAGGAAGCCTTGGAAACCGTTCCGTTCAATGCGCCACTCAGTAACCTTGTACTTGTCAGTGAAGCCTTTAATCATGTCGCGCATAGCCTCAGGGGTGATACCCGGCTTATTGAACACATCCAGCACGTAGCGTTTCTGTGTCTTTACGTCTAAGCCAATAATGACCGCAGCGGTGTGACCGCTTGTAGCAGGGTCTACACCGCCAAGAATAACGAGGCCATTCATTCCATCAGCCCGTTGGTTCACCATACCCTTAGGTATTGGTCCCGACATACGGTTGCCGTTAATCGCTGCCTTGACGGATTCGGGGGAAAACACCGCGTCGTCAGAGACCTGCTGCTGCTGATAGACCATGGCCCAAGCCTTCGGGGATACACGTCTACGTTTCTTTGCTAAACGGGAACCATCCCACTTAGGAAACAAACCATTCTTGTCTTGTTCTTGCTGCTCAATCTTAATCCCGGCCTCAGGCTGGTTAGACTTAGGCCACAGCGTAACCCAATCCTTCTCTTTCTCCTTAAAATCTAGCACGGCAGGCATAGACAGGTAAGTCCACGGAGAGTTCTCATCCGGGTACCTGCTGTCATCCTGCAACTCACGGTACAAGTCCTTAGAAGACAACCGTGTCCCCACCACCAGCATAGAACCATTCGCTGACACGCGGCTGATAACCTCAGACTGTAGCCAGTTGATCTGCTTCTCGTACTCGTGGGCGTTTGTTAAATCAATAGTGTCATCCAGAACAATAAGGTCGGCACGAGCGCCGTAAATATGGCCACGAATACCAAGGGCTTGAACAGTAGGGTCTTTCTCACCAGAATCCCTCGCATTGTCGGAAACGTAAATCATGGTTTGGTTCCACGCCTCAGAGTCCTTATCAAAGCCACCCTCAGGAGCGTAAGCCGCAATCATCTCATCATACTTAGGATGCGTCAAACGAGTCTTAATCGCATACAACATCTTCTTAGCCATCTCGGCAGTCTTAGAAACCAAGATAACCCTGATGTTCGGGTCCATACAAATACGGTACGTCACATAGTTGATAGTCACCGAAGTAGTCTTACCATGCTCAGGAGGCATGTTAGTAATAATCAAGTCCTTCTCACCCGGCTCAAACGACATACCCGGATGAAGCCAAGAAGGCTCCCGGCCCTCAATCATATCCACCACATTCTGCATGTGAGGGAAAACCGTGGCACCCAAATACTTCTCACTAAACGCAGGAAACGACATTTGCTCACCACGAGCAGCCTCCGCCTTAGGATCAAGTTTCCGCATAGTACGGATACGATCAATAGCCCCGGCAAAGTCAGGATCTTCCTTGCGCCACCTCTCATAGGTAGAACGAGTGCGATCCACAATCTTCAAAGCCGCCGCAATACTCACGCCCTGAGACTGCACGATACGCAGCAATTCCAACTTGGTAGCCTTCAACTCTTCAGGAGAAGTACGAGCCATCGTAACCTCCTAAAAAGGGGGACTAAAAACAACCCCACCGAATATAAAACCAACAAGATCCTAGCAAGGTTAATTTCTTACTGAGGAGCGGAGCGAACGATAGTGAGCGGAGCGACGAAGTGCCCTTACCGCTCCCTTAGAGGTCGCGGAGTCCCAAAGACGTAGCGGCCTCGGTGCCCTCGCTCCACTTCGTTCCGCTCGGTAACAACCCCTACTATATAGTAGTCTAAAAAATCTAACTTTCGGACACCAAAACCTAAAACGTTACACAACCGTTACAGGAGCACCGAAGACACACCCCGATAATCGGACAAAACAAACACTATCATTATAGCACACAATTAAAACTACCCTATACTATTACTATAGCGTGTGTTTTTTAACAACACCCCGGTCAAGTTTGGTGCGGTGTCTAGCGCGATTCTTATTGGGAACGATTATCATTATCGATAGGCACTCATGCCCCCCACACCCCCATGGTGTGTTTTTTGCGACCGTCAAAATTCTGTCATATACGCGCGATCCCTTGCGGGTCCGCCGATCTCTAATATATCACAGGTATATCACCACCTTTCGAACGTATGTTCGACGTTTGACTAGGCTGGTAGTTGTCCGATATTCGGGGCATTGTGTCCGAAAGGGGGGGGGTGTTAGGGTATGCCAGAGAATCCTAGGCCCTTAGAATGGCTTAGAATGGCTTAGATGTGAACACTGTTTAGTTGTGGCGTGGGTCACATTTTTACGCTCAAAAATAAAAAAAAATATTTCGTTTTTTTGTGTGATTCGGCTTGTGTAAACGTCGTATGTCTGGGACACTTTCTTCATGGCGCTACTTCGTGCCGATGATGAAAGGATACGACATGGCTACAACTGAGGAATTGACTAGGGAAGAATGGCTTACCAATGCGAGTGAACTAATGGCACCACTTTTCGAAAGGGTAGGGGTTACGCCTAAGCCGGTTCGAATATCGGTAGGCTTCCCGGCTAACACTAGGGCAGGAAAGGGCAAGACAATCGGGGAGTGCCATTACATGAGTGCCGACGGTATCCCTCAGGTATTCATTCACCCATCATTAACCGATGGGGACATGGGGCCGTTGCCCACGCTAGCGCATGAATTGGCTCACGCCTATCTAGAAGTGGGCACGGGTCACGGCCGACCTTTCGCAAAGTTGGTTACGGAATTGGGGCTAGTGGGCAAGCCGACAAGTACACAAGCCGGGGAAGACTTTAAAACAGACATGGAAGAGATTGCGGACATATTAGGGGAGTACCCTCACGCTGCCCTAGACACTAGCAAAATCAAAAAACAGAATGCCAGAATGATCAAAATATCCTGTATTAGTGAACTACATGATGACGATGAGGGCAACCCTAAGCCTCTCATATGGCGCACAAGTCAAGCGAATATAGATAGGACCGATCACCTTAGTTGCATGGATCGTGAATGTGATGCGGTTCCTCTCATAGGGTAAGCGTTTAAACGGCCGGGGCAGTTGGTGCGTGGCAGGTTCGATCCCTGCTCCCGGCACGTGGTACAATTCGGTAACACATTAGGAGAGGACAGAAAAATGATTAAGGTTAACAGTAAGAATGTGGCCAGATATTCGCGCCATTTTCGCGCACTCATAGCCGATAGGTCTACGGCCCACCACGTGGAGAGTGCTAGCACGTGGTACGTGGACGGGGAGCGCATAGCCTTAGACGTGGCCAATATCATGGGCACTAGTCTGGAAGTGGGTGCGTGTGTTATCTCGGCATTCTCACCCCGTGAACGGTGGGCCAGCAACGTGACTAAGGCTTATCAGTTTGCTAATGGTGACGACGTGGCAGGCTTAACTAATAACATGACCATGGCGAACATGTCCACAGTTGAGGGATTCGATGCGCTTAAGGGTGAGAAAACTAACGCGTTCGCTAGGGCGTTAGCGGGTGACAGTGATGCCGTGGTGGTTGACGTGTGGATGATGCGGGCAGCCCGTTTACACACTGACTCACCCAATAAGACACAATACGCTGAGATAAGTAGGGCAGTGACTAACGTGGCCGTTAGTATGGGGATTAGCCCTAGGACATGTCAAGCACTAATCTGGATACTAATTAGGGGGGGTGCAGAGTAAGCGTGTAAACGCCTAGGACATAGAGTCTTTAGGTAGGTGCGAGTCCTACCCTAGGTACGTGGTACAATTCGGATCACACACTACAGAAAATGGAGAAAAGAAAATGAAGACACGTACACTGAGCGCGATAGCACGTGAAGCACTGTCAAGCGCAACGCTTAAGGGTAACGCCAAAGCATGGGCAGGCGCATACCTTGAGCCTATGACCACGCTGGAGACAGTGAACGACATGTACGGCGCAGATTCTGGCCGTCACATTGTGATGTATGCACTGGCTAACTTAAGCACATGGCGTGGAGATGATGCGCGTAGGATCAAAGCGGAATTGAACGCGCACCTTAAGGGGTAGCGTGTAAACAGCCCGGTCGGTCGGCGACTAGGTAGGTTCAATGCCTACACCGGGCACGTATGCTACACTGGTAGCACACTAGAAGAGGAGAGAAGTCATGGAGAAAATAGAAGAGCAAGAATGCACACACACTCTGTGCATTGAGGGCACACGTAGGTGGCCTGCCACGCACGTAATCACGCAGTCCGCCTACCGTAAGCCCACGTACACATGCAAGACACACACTGAGGTTATGCGTGAAGTACTACGCGCAACCGACACGGTAGAACGTTTACACGGAGAGGGTGAGTGACGTGGATGAATGCAAGCATGGTAACCGTGTAGGGTCAGCACCCGGAGGGGAGTACCTATGTGGAAGGTGCGAACACCCTGACGCAGAGGACATGAACGACTAAGATAATTCCTGAGCGTCCCTATGGCGTGAAGGATAGGTGAGGGTATTGCGAAGGGAAGCGTTCACGCCCTCACCGTTTACACGAGCAGAACACTACAGAAAGAAGGAGAAAAATGTTAACAGCAATAGAAGCAGATAAGCACATCGGATCAGTACGCACACTCAATGACGGGTCAGGGCTTAACTTTCCCGTGAAGGTGCTTGACTTACGGCCACGCTGGGGTAAGATAGATGCACAGGTCACGCCGGTAGGCGGGGCAGGTACGAGATGGGTAGAGATTGACAGACTAGGAGAGGTGGAAGAATGAGAGTAATAAAAGTAGTGACGTGTGTACCACACACCAAGTACCTTGGTGAGTTGGTCACGGAACATGAGAAACTATTCGCAGATTACAGCGATGAAAAGTGGATACTGTCAGTGTTCGCCGGGGTAAAGGCAGCGGGCCATGCGCTGATAAGTTACGAGATCACGGAGAAGGAGAGCGTGTAAACAATGAGCAGTGTAAGACTAACCGATAGGGGCTGGCGTTGCCTGTCCATAGCCGTAGTGCTGGCGATCCTCATACTCATGGGGGTCGCTGGCTCAATCGAAGGGAACGTGTAAACGATGAAGGAAGAGATAGAAGAGATGCGACATGAATTCCCCGATGGGTCTTTCGTAGAGAAGCACAGCGCGGGGACAACACACAGCGGGAGTTTAGCAGTGACACGAGTATCGCTTATCACGGCGGTGCATGCGCTTAAGTTCAACGTGAATACAGGCCATGAGGTGACCCGCAATGGGTCAAAGATGGCGGTGGACTACGTTGCAAATTCCACTGGCAAGGTGTACAAAAGATCCAAGAAAGGTAAGAGTGAGGCGATGCAGGACGCTCAAGGTATCGTGGCAGCGATAGAGATGGGCCTCATCGTGGGGGTCACGGACATGGGTGAGTTCATCATAGCCGATGAAGTACCGGGCGTGTAAACGTCCCGCCTGAATAGCATACACCGTGGTGCGAGTCCACGGCAGGCGCGTAGCAACAACGCTACATGGAGAAAGGAAAAGGAATGGACACGGAAGAAAGAGAAGTCAGGTATCTGTTGGGAAGGGAATTGTACATGAACCTTTGCAAGCACAAGGGATTCGAGCCACGGCCACAGCCTTACATTGACCCGGCCATGAATGAGTACGCGAACATCGCAGTGAACGCACTGGGCTACGACTATGCAGCCATTGAGAAGTTGAGGGAAGGTGCGAACAATGAGTAGCACGTTCATGGAGCCACACTACAAATGCTTTGAGGTTGATGATGGGTCCACTGGGTATTGGGAGGTGTACTATTCTGATGGTGTCGCTGACCTGCACTATAATTGCGTCATTGAGTTGGAAGAACTGGGTGACTGGATCTCCGCAGTGAGGGAGAGAACAACGCTTGATGTCAAGGTGGCGTTAAACTATTCGGACGTGGAGTCGTGGGAAGGATTGGAAATATGAGCGCTCAACCTGAACTACCTTATGGCGGTGACCTTGGACCTAACTCAGGCTGGTCAGGGTCAGACACAAGCAAGGCACGTGCCCGTGTAAACGACAAGTCTGGCAAGACAAGTAAGCGTCAGTCGCTAGCGTTGCGTCTTGCCGGTACGGGTGGAGAGTTCGGGGTGACAGTAGCGGAGCAAACAAAAGCAATGGAAGTTCCGCATCATGGCACTGCGTCTGGCACACTGAGCACCCTGCATAAGTCAGGGAGATTGTGTCGCTTGTCAGAAACGAGAGGCGGACAGAAAGTGTACGTGCTACCCGAGTTCGTTGGTGGCAGGGAAACGGAAAAGCAAGGGAGGCAGTGATGATTGCAGCACTAGCACTAGCAGCATGCTTGACGTTCACGCCTGCCGTCAGCGACGACACATGGTTGGACTACGACATCGCAATCAAGAAGGGTAAGAAGGTATTCGACTCACCTATCAGCCTTTATCAGGGCAGGTACTACGTTGAGGAGGACAACGCATTGCGTTACTGCATACGCCAACGTGAGACACACCACACGTACCACGGGGTGAGCGACACGGGCAAGTATCGTGGAGCGTACCAAGCGGATGCGCGGATGACTGTTGGCATGGGCTGGATGATTCAGAAAGAGTTACGCGCAACAGGTACGCCTAAGGCACAAGCAGTGTGGATAGGCAAGCGGTTACGCGCACACAAGATGAATCACTGGTCCCCCCTGTGGCAGGACATGGGCTTCTGGTTAGTATGGAACAGGGGGAAGGGTCGCTCGCATTGGGCGCAGACAGGATGGAGCAGTAAATGTTAAGACTCACGTTAGAGGTTAGCCCTAGACGCAAGCGACCTCGCTTAAACCCAATGATACCAGCACTTTTCGGGGCATTGGTGCGGGGGGATGGAACAGATTACAGGGGCATACCTTCGCTGGTGTGCCCATGTGGATGCAACACGTTCATTGCGTGTGTGTCGTTCAGTGAAGAAAGAACAGTTGGAGCGTACTTGTGCGACGGTGTTTGTGCATCGTGTGGATCTCTGGTATCGTTACCAACACCAATAGATTACGAGGAGGAACAGGAATGAGTATCTACGAGACAGTTGTATGCGACTACTGTGGCTGTGTAAACGAGGGACCTACACCGCCAGATAATTGGATCAGTGCTGACGGCGAGCACTTCTGTAATAAGTATTGTGCGATGACGTACTGGTCACAGTACGACAAGGGCCACTACATCGGAGAGTTGATATGATTAAATATTACGAGCGAGTCAATTGGGAGGAGGCCGCGTGTCGCTTCACTGACACCGACTCGTTCTATCCTGAAGGTGCAGGTGAGGCACTGGCACAGAACAGGGTGCTGCGCCGAATCTGTCAGGAGTGCCCGATAGTTAATGCTTGCGCTAACTACGCTGTTGTTCACGAGAAGCACGGTTACTGGGGTGGGTTGTCACCACGGGATCGCTGGGACATTCGGAAAAGAAACAACGTGCCTGAGCCGATAGACGATGACTTCATCGGCATGGATTGTAGGACCTGATGCAACCACGGATCAGCGAGGTTAGGTTGATGACCAAGATCCTTGACAAGGAACATGACAACGTTGAGGACTTGGCTAAGGCTGCGTTGCAGTTGGCGTTCGACTTAGCGGAGCAGCGTGACACTTACATTGTGTTGATGCGTGACTCTGTGTTGAAGGACCTGTTCGCCTTCGGGTTTTACGACACGAAGAAACGTGCAGAGAAAGCGATGAACACTGAGTTGGCTGAGCCTACGCCCGGTGCTTGCACGTGGGGCGTGAGGAAGGTGATTAAGGGTGCCGAGTAAGACTAGAAGCGAAAACAAGGATGCCGTTCGGGCACGGAAGTATCGGTTAAAAAAAACGAGGTTGAGAGAGGCTGCATACGAGGCGGAAGCAACGCGGCGCAACAGGGATAGGCGCAGGGAACTGTACGGATTGGCTGATCCGTTGAGGTAGAGCGGCGGAGGCGGAGGCGGTGCAGGAAGGGGAGCGTGTAAACGCTCCCTTTTTTTTAGTCTACTTTTTCCCACGGATTGTCTCCACCTAGGTACTGAACCATGAAGCCTAGGTAACGCTCGTCACGACGTTGAATTGTTTTGGTTGAGACACCTTCCTCAACAGCGATCAAGTCTTCCACGTTAGGCACAGGGTTGTCATACATGCGCTGAAGAAACTCTTGTATGTGCTTAGCCTGATCGTGGTACGCACCACGTACATCAACAATCATCGCCAGTTTATTGTTACCTTCAGCCGGTGCAGCCTGACTCTTAGGCTCATTGCTCATGGCACCCGCACTGTTCACCCAATCCTCAGCATTAAAGATAGTGGGCATCAACTCACGGATCATCTGGGTGCTATAGAAACACATGTCCGAATACTCTGCGCCTGTCCTGCGCTTACGTTCCTTAGCGACAGCCTTGAGGGCTGCCCGTTTACACGAGATACGCAGCATGTTCTCACCCTTGCGACCCAACTCACGCCATTCAACTACCTTCTTCGGGTGACCGGCAAGCCACAGGTAAGCCTCCCCTACGAGATCTTCCTGCTCCACGAGACTGCTGGTGCGAGAGGATGATGAAGCGTCCTTAGCACCTTCTCTTGCCAGCCGGTATTCCTTATCGGTGAACTGAATTACCATGAGTACTTGGTTCCTTCCATGACGAATGATTGGTTTACGATGGGCACTGGCACGGGTAGTACGTCTTTGCCATCAACGTATAGGACAGCGAACCCTTGCTGCCAGTTAAATGTCTTGGCGTACGAAACTTTAGTTGGGTCCATCAAGTTTCCTGCTTCTAAGCCGAACAGTGTACGCATGTGCTCACCGTAAATGCCCGTGGTGTAGGGTACTAAGCCTAGCCTGTGTGTGTGTCCACACACCACGTTCTGCCCCACTTTTTTGACCAGTCCCATCGCCGTGCTGCCAGCATTCTGGCTCATACCTGATTCGTCACCGTGGAGTGCGAGCCATCCCGGTGCAACCTCGAAAGACTTGCGGTGATGGGTGATTCCTAATTCAGGTAAACGCCAAAAGTTTTCTAACTCCAACTCTGGTAACCCTGAAAGTCCGGGCATGCGACGCATGGTCTGCTGGTAGAGTCGGTCGGTGTGATTGGATCTTATCGTGTGCTCTACCTGAAGATCCTTGAACACTCTCACGGTAGCGTCACGATCCTCAGCGATGCTGCCCTCAAACTCTAGGGCTGTCCCTTCAGCCCACTTGCTTATGGTCTGGAAGTCCTGCTCGTCACCTACCGTACACACTGTGTCTTGTGGTGTCTTGAAGTCGGCGATCATCTGAGCCACGCTAGACACTGCTCTCACATCATGGTATGGAACCTGAAGGTCGCTGATGATGAACACTCTATACATTACTTACCTCTCGCTGTTTACACGCACAGTTGCATGTGTATATTTTGAGATGCCAAGTGATCGGCTCCCTGCAATCACTGTGGTGTCCGGTATTGCAGAAACCGCAGATAGTCATCTTTACTCTAGGTTCTTGGGCCATGACCCGTTCCTCACCATCATTGCTATGACTGCATAGTTTGCTATGTCCACTAGGCTGTCATCTATGGATTCATTCTGAGGTTCACCTTCACTGTGATATATGAGGTTCTTTAAGCGTTCCATCTTGTCATTCATGCGGACAAGGATACCGTTCATCGCACCACCCGGTGCGTTGTTGATGTTGCCGGGGCCGTAGTCCAACTGCTTCGACACGAGGACATCTGAGAGCATCTCGTACACTACGCTGCCAGTAACCCGGAACTCTTCAATACTCTCCATGTCTGCGCTCTCTCTCTACTTGATACTTACGTACCACCTCATCCGCTAGGATCTTGTGCATCTTTCGGTCTTCATTCCATTGCATCATCCCGATCAGCATGCGGTCGAAGAAGAATCCTAGGGCAACAAACCCAACCATTGAGGCGAAGAACAGTAACCATCCCATTACAAGCCGATCCTCTCGCGTAAACCTTCTGGCCCTTCAGCCATGAATACATCATTAACGTCCATGCCCTCAGGCATCGTGACCACAACAGCCACATCTATAGCATGCGCCACTTTCTTTGCCATCTCTTGACCTGCTGCATCACCGTCAGCCAGAATGAAAACCTTTCGGTAGTCCTGAAAGGCACGACGGTACGAAGCCTGCCAAGTCTGGGCACCGGGGACACCGACAGCAGGTATACCACAGATAGAGGATGCAACAATAGCGTCCATCTCACCCTCGCAAATGGCGATGTGCTCGCTGCGCTCGTTGAAAGCGTTCACGTTGTACATGTGAGACTTAGCACCCACCCTGCTCAGGTACTTGGGGTTAGTGTTCGGGTCAATGGACCTGAAGCGCATCTCCACCACCCCCGCAGGGGTCACGTAAGGGATGCTTAGACGGCCTATCATCTCCTCGTGACCTATCATGGGGGAGGCAACGAACCCAAGCCTGTGCTTTTGCGCTGCCTCCTTCGTGATACCACGAGACGTGAGGTAACGACCTGCCTCATCTATCTGCTGCGAGTAGGTCTCAGTGGCTGTCTCAAGTGCCAGCCTTGCATCGTTACTCAACATGTGACCACGTTGCCCTTCTCGTTATCTTCGACAGGTGACTGCGGGTGATCCCGTACTTATCCATGATCTCTTTAGCGTTGCCTGAGTTGTTTACACCCCGACCTTGAGCCTTGCTATAATCTCTTCGGATGTCGGAGACATCATCGGCAGTTAGTTTAGAATTAGGGTTAGTGTCACCACCACCAAACTTGTTAGCACCCTTATTCAGGTACAGGTGCTGCCCGTTTACACACAGTTTGTTTAGGCAGGAACTAGACACGATGAAACCTCTGAGGTCTTCCCGTAGTAGCCCGTTGCGTTGCATGAATACCCACCGGGTAGCCACAATGTCTTTGCCACCGGGCAGGCACTTGCGTGGCCTACCATCAGGGTAGGTAGCGCCCACCCACAGGTCACACTCACCGCCTGAGTCGGGGAGGCTTGTAAGATCTAGCCTCTCGCCTGTCACGACCTCCACCACGTCCCGTTGTCGCTTGTATGTTGCTTCCCGTGATCTCTGTGCATCTATGCTTTGCCTCACCGAAACTCACTCCTTCATAAATCATTACAACGCTTATTGCGTCACCCTTGAACTCGCAGGCGTGGCAAAAAATAAACTCAGCCTCTTCACTAATGCTTGCGGAATTGTGCGTGTCACCATGCTTCTCGCACTTAATTGACTGCCACCCACCTCTAGGTGCAGGTAGATCCCATCCGAAAAACTCCAGTACAGCCCAGATTGAGAACTTGGGTACGTCACTGCTAGTCGCTCTCATTGAGTGTCTCAACCGTGTCGGTCATCAAGTATAAGTCTTTTAGTTTGTTCATCATGGTCTCCTCGCCAGTCTGAGCAGATCAACGAACGTTTCGTTGGTCATCATTATGTGAGACGAGCCTACACCGTGGTTGCGGTTCTTCCTCGCCACCACGCCGATAGTGGGTAACTTGTACTTCTCTTCGTAGTGTTCAGCCTCAACTTCAGCCTGCCTCAGCCACTCCTGATAGGCGTGAGCCTTCACGTCCTTGGCTTCAACCACCACAACAAGGTCGTTGATCTCTATGGCAAGGTCACCTATGTCTTTGGCCCCGGCGCGGGGTAAACGTCTCGCTTTGAAGCCCTGATCGTTGTAGTAATTCTCCAAAGCGGACTCGTAAAGGGAGCCTTTGCGTTTGTTTGCTGCGCTCATATACAGTCCGAAAGTTGCATGCACTCAGGGTTGTAGTTCAACCACACCGCATCAGCGCCACCCGGTGATGCCTTGCCGTACCTGTTCTTCACGGCACAAGCAGCCATCAAACCTTCAGTATCGGAAGATATGGTTACCACTAGGCTAGGGGTCTGGGAGATCTTGCCGTGCAAAGCACTACGTGGTGGGCATGGGTTACCTTGCACCGCCTCGCTGGTATGGTGCAGTACGAGTATCGCTGCGTTAGTTTCCCTCGCCCACTGCTTAACCTCTTTCATCAAGGTACGCAGGGAACTGAACTCGTCACCGTCACTGAACGAAACGTCAACAGCGTTGTCAATCACGATCAACTCAGGGTAGCAGCCTTGCGTCTCAAGATAAACCTCTATCTCTTCATCAAGATCCTTGAGTGTGGGGCTAGCGTCAAAGTTCCACTTGATGTGGGACACGTTGTCTTCCAGCATCTTTGTGGCCCAGTCAGGGTTATCTATCATCGCTTCCTCAACAACAGATTGAGGTTGACCTGTTGACATGCTCAGTGAACGGATGGCCATGGTCGTTTCGTGGCTGTCAGCACTCGTGTAAAGGGTAGGTACACCTGACCGTAACGCGATGGCTAAGGCTAGTGTTGATTTACCTGAACCCGGTGGGCCAGCGATCATGGACACCTCACCACGGCGAATAGATATGGACTTGTCTGACCATGACTTGAATGGCATAGGTATAGCCATGCCACCACGTTTAACGTTGTTGATTGCTTTGTCTAAAGATCTCATGTATCCTCCTTCAGGATTAGAGCGAGCAGTTTACACGGCCTCATGCTCAGGAGGGTCACCAACCTAGAAGGAGGTTAGGCTGGAAAGTTGTTGAACTCTGGTGTCCCACGGTTTGGGAAGGTCGCGGAACATTGACCCAATGTCCCCTTCGGGGTCGGGCAAAACCACCCTTTCCATGGACCCTTAGCACTTACGCCAGTACGCGGAGTCATTGGCCCGTGAGCACAGTTAGGTATTGTTGCTGAGGCAAACGGGTTAGCGTCGAATCCCGGTTTTGGTGCTGGCGGTATCGCTGCCACGGGCGTAGGTGTAGCCTCATGGAAGGGTGCTAGCGGTGCAGCATTACCGACAGCCTTGGCAAGTTGAATCGCTTCAAGATCCTTCGCAAGATCCTCAATCAGTTCCGCTCTGGCATCTTGGTACTCTTCCATTGAGTAGCCTTGAATTGTCCTAAGACTGTCCACTATTTTAACCGTCAACTTATGACGTGGTTCTTCATTCATTTGTTGCTCCTTCGGTCAGGTCCGCATCAAAGGTTGGCGCGAACTGTTTATTTCCTCTAGTGTAACACATGTCTCTCACTTCGCAGTAATCACACCAGTTGTTCGTGTTGGGGATGAAGATATTCAAGTCAATTGACTTCTTGGCATCCCTTAACCAGCGAGCCACCATCTTTGGTGAGTAGTCCTCTAGTTCGTAGATGGTATCCAACACCCCGGTACGTGCCATCCAATACGACCCATACTCAGGTGCTTCTCCGTATTGTTCTAGCATCGCTAGCCGGTAGATCGCCAGTTGCAGGCCACTCTTAGGTGCTTGACCTGTCTTTAGATCTATGATGATTGTCTTGCCTGTGTTGGTGTCAACCATTACCCTGTCAATGTATCCTTTAAGGATCACATCTCCGGGGATCTTTGCTGCGACTTTTAACTCTATGGCAGGTGTGCCATCGGGCGCAGTCCAAATGTCTAGATGGGGGTTGGTCATCCTGAAGTTGTACCAGTTGTGGATGAACTCTGGGCCTTTGGCTTTCCACCAAGACGCATCTTCTTTGTTCGGGTACTTCTTGGATGTCCGACCTCCGGCACGGAACACTGTTCCTTCGGGCTTGGACGCTACGTCCTCGTCGAAGTATTTGTGGAACCCTGCTAGACCTGCCTCGTATGCTCTTGCGCTCATCCTTGAGCCTCCTCTTTGTCCTTGAGGAGCATGAAGTCAATTGCTTCAGAGCCAGCGTGGACAGCGGAACCACCAGTAAAGTACCAAGCAGCGTCACTGTAATCAACGCCAACAATTTTCTTTAGTCGGTATTTTTCTCCGCACTCAACAAACATAGTGAACGAGGAGTACGATAGGTAGGGTAGATCGGATAGGTCCACCGGGACTTCTGTGATTGTTAGTTGCTTTTCCATGTTTGGAACATAGTCCTTAGTCAGGGATCTGTCAACGCGACACGCCGGGTGGGTCTAGTTTAGGTCTGGCAGGTTCGTGTGCTATGATTGTCGGGCGGGAAACCGTGGGGCGACGTACACTGATGACCGACGGTAAGCACCGGAGTATTCGGGGATGCGTTCCTTTCCTACCAAACGTTTTTAGTTTGGGGGAGGGGGGCTCAGTTCCTAATTCGCTCCGGTAATGGGTGAGGTGCGAGCATAAAGCGAGTACCGAACGGAGAGGGGCTATCGTGAAGACTTGTGGTAAATGTAAAAATGTTAAAGCATTTTCGGAGTTTGGTAAACGTACCGCTTCTAATGATGGGCTTCAGCCCAAGTGTATAGCGTGCGAGCGGGAGTACAGTAAGATGTATAAACGTCGGCCGTACGTGAGGGAAAAGAAGATCCTAGACCACCGCGCTTGGAAGAAGTCTTGGTCACCAGAGCATCGCAAGCGTGACCAATTGTTCACCCGCCTTTATAAAGATGGGCTTAAGGGAGCGGAGACAGAGAAGTTCTACATAAGTGACAAGGACATTCGTTCTTTGATGAGCGTCCCCTGCGTTTACTGTGGTAGTTCAGAGAACCCTAGCGTGGATCACATAATCCCGCTGAGCCTTGGAGGCCGTCACTCTATTGGTAACTTGCAGGTGCTGTGTGGTTCGTGCAACAGTAAGAAAGGAGGGCTGCTACCTGTCGCCTTTAGGCACAAGCCGTAATCCCCTCGTAGAGGGGTTAGTTTAAGGGTTTGGTACCTCAGGTACCAGTCCCTCCTAAAAACCTCTTAGGATGGCTGTGTCTTCGCCATACCGGCCCTGTAGTGCCTAGTTGATACGCCCTTAGGGCATAAAAAAAGTAGCCCTCATCCCGAAGGACAAGGGCCACCATTAAAACTATTAAACCGTACGTAACAGTACCGTACAGACACCACCAGAGCCAGACCTATTAAGACCGTTACTTGGAGGAGTGTTCCTAGTGTATGCCACCTGCTCAATGTAGGCAGAAACACTTTCACCAGTCGTATGATCCTTAAACAAGATCGGGTTGCCAACAGTCTCCATGTCTTTAAGATCAGAGTACCTGTTCCAAGCGTTACCCACAGCACCATACTTAGTACCAGACTTATCAGTCTCCCAATCAAACATCAAGACAGGGACTTGGATGAGTTCGTTACGTCGCGGTGAAGGCACAGCCCTTACCTGATAACCAATCAACGCAGAAGAAGTCACGTTGTCTGACGAAGGAGTAATCTTGATAGCAACATGCAAGTCAGGTGCAGCAACAGGTGCCGCAACCGTCAGTTTACCTTGACTGTCTGGGGTATCCGAAACAATAGTAATGATCTGATCCCACGATGAAGGAGAACCAGTGCCAGTAACCGAAGCATAAGCAGCAACAGTACCCAACAGTGGAGGCTGACCAAGCAGGCGAAGATCCCGCCAAGCCTTCTTCTCCATAGTACCAAGACGGATACGTCCAGTCTGGACCCAGCCCTCATCAACGAACTTTGACATTTGCCGGTAAATCCCGCTACCCGTGACACTAAACCACAACACGTCATTAGACACAGTAACGTTGGTGGCATTGCCAGTAGTACCCGCAGGTACAGTCAGGTCAGGTGCGTAAGCGTACGCATTGTTACTCTCACCCGTGGTACGACCAAGGTTGATGCGGTACAGCCCTGCACGTTGTACGTTGGCCCCTACCTCACCCTTGTCACGGACAGTTACGTAAATAAAACTTCCTTGAGCAACAGCATCATCAACGATAGTGTCTTCCCATAGCAATGGACCCATGACAAGACTTCCAGCGGCTGCTATGCTAGCGATACGACAACCAGAGGTTGTCCCCACCACCATGAACGAACCAAGGTAAGTGTACATCATGTTTACACGCTCACTGCGTGGGAACTCAGCAGTAACAATAGGAGGACTCAAGTCAACAGTGCCATCGTTGTCAGTAACTGTGATTCGGTAGATAGCAGACAATTCACCGCTGTAACCAGAAACGTAAATGCTTGTTGGCCCTTCAGCGAAGTCCGTCCAAACCCAATTGGGATCTTCGTGAGTGAAGTGGACAGTGGGCAGCGACGTGCTACTAGGTGTCAAGTCAGTGATCTCGTAGATGCTGTTGTTCTGTGCATACATAAGACGAGACTTAACCCAGCGAACCGCGCTACTCGTTACAGTACCAGCCTTAGCGTAGATCAAAGCACCAGAACCAGAAGGCAAAGCGCCTTTGTAGATTCCGGTGGAGTCACTCGTCAACCAAAACTGACCAGTAGAAGTGATAGAGTTGACCGTGGCGCTACTACCAGTAGTGATAGTTGTGGCCGTGTTATTGTTAGCAACGTGCTTAAGCACAGCACCCGAAGCGTGAATGACACCAGTGTTAACACCAATGGTTAACTGCGTTGATCCTGAGTCAGCAAGAACCCGCTCAGTTTTGTTCAGCAAAGTTAACTGACCCGGAACCCAAGGATTCACGCCACCACCACGATAGTAACGAAAAGAAGCCTCGCTTTGAGCGACCTCTAAAGGTTCAGCGTCAGACAACCCGGCACCGTAATGCCATGAAGCCTGCGACCTGATCCACAAGCCAGAGTCAAGAGACTGCTCGCCGGGATTGCGCTGAGTATCAACACGATCCTTACGAAAGGGACTCGTCTCACGACGCATAGGTGTTTCTTTACTGATACCAAAAAGGAAGTCCAAGCCACCAAGGCTACAATCCCAACGCAACGATTCGGGTGTAAATGTTCCAGCACCGGAAGCCGCAGCAATATTTGAACCCAAAGGTTCTACAACTGACTCCGTGTAATCTAATTTCATGCTAATCCTCCGCAGTTTCCATCCTACTTAGTTCCCTTGTGAATATAGCGTCAATCTCTCTAAGTTCACTAGGCCCGGTCGCATTGTTTCTAACCCGATCCCAATCTTTGTATGCTTTTTTAATCTGGTTCTTCAAACCTTAACTACTCCTTGCATTGTTTACACGTACACTGATCGCACTTACTGGTAAAACCGTTCACTTAAGAGCCTTGGCCCAACGCCTACTCTTTGCTCTGTTCTTTGCAAGGCAAGGAAGAGGAAATACTTGACCATCATCTTTTGCTTCATGTGTAAACGACACATGTATGTGCTTAGTATGGCCGTACTTCTTTCCACGCCACCGCCAGAAAGTCTTCTTGTAAGTTCCGCTGGCAATAGATCCTTCATACACCACGTATTTTACCCTCTTGCTTCCGGGTAAATCAGACGCAGCGTAAGCAATAAGTTCGTTAGCAAGACGTTGAGCAGTCCTACCGTTACGCCACTTACCACGCTTGCCCATGTTCTCATCAATATCTATTGCATACACAACACCCATATATGGGTTGTGATCGCTCTTCCGATTTGAATGAGCCGTATCGCCTATCCATCCATCAGAAGCCCGATCCCTCTTAGGCCACCTAGTATTAATTTGACGGCGAAGTTTTTCCCCACCCCTGCACAATGTAGCCACAGTTACTCACCCTTCCGAAGGGAAGCGCTCTCAAGGTTTCCACGATTCGTTGCTGCAATACTCATCAAGGCAGACATAATGACAGCGAAGGCTGCAACAGAAAACGCTTGAGTCCAATCAACTTCAAGCACACCTGACACGTCGGTTGCCCATAGTGCAAGTAGTGCTTGTGCTGCTGTTCGGATTGCTCGTTCGCCTGCATCTTTCCAAAAGTTTAACGTAAACATTAGTATCCCTTCTTCTTCTTCTTCATCGCCGAGTTCTTCATCAACGATCCATTGGGCATAAGGTGATAACCGGCAGGAACTTTCTTCTTGGCGGTTGCTTTTTTCTTGGGAGTGTTCATAACATTTACCTCTCTAGATGCCATTCAATATGGTCATCAAGTTTTCCTCTAATTTCACGAACGTCTAGTTCGATTCGTGTCAACTGATCCCGGCTAGAAGAGCCACCATTCGGTTTCATATCCGCTTGTAGTGTCGCTACTTGCGCTCTAACGATCCATATTAACCCACCTAGCAGGGTGGTAACAATTGCTGTCGCCACCCCTGCCAGTATGAGTATCTCTGCGGCGTTCATTAGACGGCGTACCTGATGATTACAATTCCTGAGCCGCCTGCTGAACCACCCCAAGAGTCTCCGCCTCCGCCGCCTCCGCCACCTAAGTTAGTGCTACCGGCAACAGAATTGTTACCGTTGTTGTTGGCCCCTCTTCCGCCACCGCCCGTTCCACCTGTTCCATTATTAGCGTTGCGAGCAGAACCGCCACCACCACCGCCGTAAACTGTGGCAGTTCCATTTATTGAAGAACTAACACCGTTTCCTCCGTTACCTCCGGCGGTTGAGGCTCCTGCCGCCCCGGCTGCGCCACCACCACCGCCGCCTCCTCCAGCGTAAGCAGGCGAACTCCCACTACCAGCACCCCCGTTGTTTCCTTGACCTGATAAACCCGTACCACCGACACTAGTTGATGCACCAACTGCACCACCGCCAGAGCCACCAGCCTGTCCTTTCACTTGCAACTGACCGCCGCCCCCGCCGCCTCCGGCTCCGATTGCAAAGTTACCTATCTGGCTTGGAGCGCCCGGAAACCCACCAGATCTGTTTACGCCTGATCCGCCACCGACTTCTCCCGGAGCACCGACGGTCACCGTATGTGTTTGCGCCGGGAAGTAGATACCACTTTGCGCTAGTACTCCCCCTCCGCCACCACCGCCGCCATCACTACCGCCGCCTGCCGCGCCTCCACCGACGACGAGCACATCAGCGTTGCCACCAGTAGAAACCGACAAAGTACCGCTAGAAGTAAACGTATGAACCTTGTAAGCCTGACCGTTTACACCATTAGAACCATTACCTGTAAAGGTAGTTACGGTTCCACCAGATGCAACAACGGTTGCGTCTGGCTGGCTGGTTGATACGACAGTACGGATGATAAATACGCCATCGCTACCGTTTCCGCCAACAGCAGTACCTCCGCTTCCACCGCCACCACCACCGCGATTGGCTACACCATTTCCACCAATATCGTTCGAACCTGTGGTTCCATAGCCTCCGCTACCACCACCAAAAGTTCCAACACCTCTATCATTTATGTCGTTTGTTCCGACACCGCCCCCACCGCCACCTGCATAGCCAACTACAGATCCAATAATAGAACTACTTCTACCCGCGCCACCGTCTCCAGCCTTACCAGAAACAGCATTTACGCCCACGCTAGTAAACCCACCACCGCCACCACCGTGGCTATTGACTGATGTTCCACCAGAAAATCCTTGATACCCTTCTCCGGGAAGCAAAGAGTTATTACCACTAGAACCACCACCAGAAGCACCGCTAGTTGCTTGTAACGGAGATTGGTACGATCCACCATACCCTCCACCACCAGCAAAAAGTCCGTTGAACGTGCTAGACGTTCCTTCGGTTGTGAGAGAATTAGCAGCACTAATACCGCCTGATCCTCCTGCACCAATAGTCACAGGGTAAGAACCAGAACCCAACTCCAGATAAGAAGTTTCAACGAAGCCACCGGCTCCACCTCCACCACCATAGAAGTAGCCTCCGCCACCGGCTCCGGCACCAACAAGGAGAACGTCAGCAGCACCCTCACGAGTAACGCTAAGAGTCCCGTTAGTATTGAAAGTATTCACCTGATAGGTGACACCGGCCTCCGTGTAGGTAGACACCGTTCCACCAGAAACCTGAGCGAAGTTGCGCACCGCTACGGGTGTTGTGGCTATCGTGCGAACGATAACGATTCCTGATCCGCCAGTGCCGCCGTCATACGATCCGCTACTGGTACCCCCACCACCGCCACCTGTATTAGCGGTACCAGCAATTCCGTTGCCGTTTATTGTACCGGCACCGCCACCGCCCGTTCCGCCTGAACCAGCGGTATAACCGGATCGAGCAGACCCGCCACCACCGCCAGCGTAAACTATCGCGGAACCTGTTCGCAGACTAGAAGCAAGACCAGCACCACCGTTACCGCCAACAGTCGTAGTAGCGTTACCACCGACAGCACCCATGCCACCGCCGCCGCCTCCAGCGTATCCGGGAGAACCAGCCGTTGAGGTTCCGCCATCAAAACCATTGAACGCATGGCCTCCTTCTTGCTGCGTGGTGCCGCCACTCGCTCCTGCGCCGCATCCACCTGATTGCTCATACTTAACTTGGGCTTCGCTTTTTGATGCTCCCCCACCAATAGCAGTAAGCCCAGCGAAAATAGAACTTCCACCGACATTAGCAGCAACGGACGTGGATGTCGCGCCAGTGCCACCAGAACCAACGGTTACCGAAGTTGACCCGGATGGTAGGAATAAACCAATTTCCTCAATTAACGCACCACCACCGCCACCCCCGCTACCATCATCAACACCTGCACCGCCCCCGCCGCCAACGACAAGTACGTCAACGACACCGGAATTTGTCACAGTCAAAGTACCGTTAGCGGTAAAAGTATGAACGTTATACGTCACACCACCAGATGTATACGTTGTCGCTGTGCCACCACTTAACTGAGCGAAACGACCCGCTGCCGGGATGTCAGAGTTAGCGCCTTTAGCACTAGAAAATTTTGATATAGACATGTTTGCTCTTCCTTAAGAGATCGTAAATGTGTCGGAAGCGCCAGCGACTGTGACCGTGTAGCAAGTGTCATCACCTATCACCGCGCTAGTTGATGTAACACCAGCAGAAAAAGAAACCGAGAATGTGCTTGGAATCTTAAAGACAACCAAACCCGATCCGCCATTTACTCCGTTAGTATTTGAGTATCCAGACGCACCTGCACCACCGCCCGTGCCATTCGTTCCCGGAGTTCCTTGGGCCGTGGTGCCATTAGCACCATTGCCACCACCGCCGGTTGCTTGCCCACTTGCGTTCCCCCCGTTATTGCCTCCTCCGCCACCTCCGGCTCGTTGAACCGCAGATCCGGTTATAGAACTCGTGACTCCAGCGCCACCGTTTCCCCCGACAGGGGTGGCACCGTTTGCTCCCACGGCTGATGCACCACCGCCGCCTCCGCCGTCTGCTCCACCCGCATTGCCGCCTGCAAAACCTTGACCTGCTGTTCCTTGACCACCCACAGATGATGAATACATCGAGCCACCGCCCGAACCACCCTTGGCTCCTGTTGGGTATGGCTGTGCTCCAGCACCACCAAATCCTCCACCAATAGACGTTACAAAAGTAAAATTAGAATCTCCACCGTTAGTTCCATTACCAATACCGCCAGTTTTCCCTACCCCGCCTAGCCCAACGGTAATCGGGTAAGTGCTCTTAGTGAGAACAAGAAGGTTCTCTGCCGAAGCACCACCGCCAGAAGGCTCACCGACAACATTAGAACGATACCCACCAGCACCCCCACCAGCATTTGCTCCTAAAGAACCGTTTCCTCTACCAGACGCTCCGCCTCCGGCGATCACGAGGTAGGTGCAAGGGGCATACAGCGATGAAGGCGGAGCAAGTAGACCACTCCCACTAAACGTTGACATTGCCATTAGGAAATCTCACTCAAAAATGCAGTAAAGTTGCAGGTCGCTGCCGACGAAGACACGCGAATAAATTTTGCTGCTGGCATCGTAATACCAAGAGTCAACGCAACGGTGTCGTTACCGGCAACCGCAGCATCATAAACAAGGAACTCGCTTGCTCCCGGTGTACCTGCCGTCGCGTCCATGCCCACCCGGACAGTAACAGCAGAACCAGTCTGGTTCGTAATGACAAGTGAAGAAACTACCGCTTCTGTGGAAGAAGGTGTTGTGTATAATGTTGCGAAAGTTCCGGTACTTGCAGTACCCTGAACCTGTGCGAATTTGTATGCTGTTGCCATGCTATGCTCCCATCAGAAAGAAAACGTCTTGTAGTCCTGCGCCGCCGGATGAACCACCGATGCCTGTCCAAGCGGAACCATTCCACCCGAAATATAATTTTGTGTCTGTTTCATAAATAATCTCACCAGCAGAAGGACTCGCAGGACGAGAAGAAGAAGTAACAACAGTTACGTGTTTAACCGCTGTGTTGTCGTGAGTGTTTGGCTCTTGAAAATCTCTAGCCGAAACGCCATGCTGTACCACCGCGCCAGCACTATGTGTGCTTGCAGAGGTGCCATCAGAAGCACGAGTCATAGTGATCGTGGTACCTGAACGTCCTGTAACTGTAACTAACTCTTCAGTTGACAGGTCTGTATCAATAATAAGAGTGTATGGGTAGGATGAGGGCCATCCAACTACCGCAGCAACCGCCATGGTTACAGCAGAAGATGTTATGTCCCCAGCCAAAGTGGTCCTTTTTGCTATACTAGAATAGTATCTCGATGCCATTGTTTATTCCTTACCTAGTGTAGTGCGAGCGAACGGGGAAATTGGTTTGCATTGATTTGGTTTCTTCCGCAAGACGCACTTGGTACATTTGCAGTAGGTATTTAGACAAAGCACTAGATGACCCTACGGGTCGTTGCGCTGCGGAGAAGTCTGCTTGAGCAGACTGACCGGACAGTTGTGCTGAATCGAAGAACGGAACCAGCCTAAAGGCTGCACCGAAACGAACCAGATCTTCACACGATGCAGGTAAACCTGTAACCGTAGTAAAAGTATCATTGTCGTTTACTAAAGCAGAAGGTTCCTTTGTGAAAGTAAACTTCATTTTACGTCCCGGTGTTATGGAATCATAGATGCTCACAGAAACACCCGTTGAGTAAGCGTCGGTAGAAGCATGCTTGTCAACACGGAAACGTCTAATAGGTAGCCATTCTTTAGAAGGGCCAGTTGTTTGCCACGACACTTGAAGAACATCCAAAGCCCCAGCGGGCATTTGATATGTTGTTGTTGCCGGAGCAAAAGTTATTTCAGTGGTTCCTACTGCAAACAGTTCAGGATACACTGACTTGATTGTATCATTGATTCCCTGTCCAACCATTTTTCTAGGAAACATTGGGGAAGAAGTAACCATTGTTCCGCTAGCGTGAGACGCTGCGGTAGAAGAACGGTAACCACGACCATAGGGAGGGAGGATGACGCTACCTGACTGTTGGTCAACAGAGTCAATCCACACAAGTTCGTTACCAATCTCCGCTATGCCGCGAGAGATAGAAGTAACGTCAGCGATGTTCATAGCCACAGCAGTACTGTTAATAGCCGCAGTAATGTAAGTCACTTGATCTTGTTGAGTTGTGTATCCCTGCAAGTGCAGGAGAGTGTCGTCAATCATTTCGTTAAAGGTTGTCATGCTGAACTCGCATTCAAAAACTTAACAGTATTTTTGTTTACAACCATGTTAGCGGGAGGGTCAACGTCAGCATTGTACGGACGGCCTAGTAACCGTGATGCTGATTCTGCTTCACGAATCTTAGTAATAGTTGTTCCTTCTGGCTGGATACCATTGACCCTAGCCGACTTGTATGCGGAGAGTTCCTTCTTAACGTCACTGGTAAATGGGTTGTTCATGGTTGCAGCGACACGGACGTTAGCGTCCTGAAGACACTGAGCATAACTATCATGGTCTTTTGTTTTACATCCAGTTCTACAATTCATGTTATTCCTTAAAGGTTTTCTATAGTAATCAAGTTGGCGTAGCCAGCATTTGTCACAGCAGTCACTTCTGTTGAGGTTAGTTCATAACGGTGACCACCAGCAAAATAGTAGTCAGAGTCTAAAGTGTCTGATTGAGCCACGAAGTCTCCTAGGACTCCGGTAGTTCCATTGATAATTAGTGAGATACCTGAGGTTATAGTGTAACGGCTTAGCAACCGATCCTCGGTGTAGGTGTACTGAGCGGTAGGTAGCACAAGCACGTTTAACGGCTCATACAGCGACGCTGAGAGGTTCGCAGTGCTTGTTAGTACCCTAGGGACCAAGTGC